ATGAACGTCGAACGCGGCAACGGAGCGGCGAATGGCCGAGGCAACGTCGAGCACTGATCGGCGCCGCCTCGAGCTGATCCTCCGTCATCGCCAGGTCATCAAAGCCGAGCTCGCGAAGTGGGATCGTGCCGCACGACCGAAGCAACGCCGGCCGCCTAACGCCCGCATCTGGTTGATCCAGACCGGCCGCGGCTGGGGGAAAACGCGCAGTGCCGCAGAGGACCTACGCCGTGCTCTGCTAGCCGGCTGCCGTCACTTCCTCGCCATCGGGCCAACGGCCGCAGACGTCCACGACGTGATGGTGCCGATGCTGCTCCGCGTACTCGCGGACCTTTCGCCCACCTACCGCGCAACGGCGGATGCACCGAATATCCAGGCGGGCGGAGCCATGATCCACCTCCGCTCCGGACAGCGTCCCGACCGCTGCCGTGGCCTCGAGGTGGGCTACTGCTGGGGCGACGAGATCGACTACTGGCGCACGGAGCAGATGCGACCGATGGAGGCGCTCATCGCCGTCATCGAGCCGTGCGTCCGGATCGAGCCGGCGCAGTTCACCTTCACCTCGACTCCGCGCCGTGGGGGCCTGGTCTCGCAGATCTCCTCGCGTCCCGACGTCGTGCTGACACGCGGCCACTCGAGCGAGAATGCAGCGAACCTCGCTGTCGGTACGGTCGATGCCCTCAAGGCCGCTTACGCCGGCTCCTGGCTCGAGCGGCAAGAGCTCGCCGGCGAAGTCGTCGAGGACGTAGAGGGCGCGATCGTGACGCGTGCCATGCTCGAGGCCGGCCGTGTGACAGCGGCCCCTGAGCTCACGCGCGTGGTGATCGGCGTCGATCCCTCCGGCGGTAGCGACGAGCAGGGCATCGTGGCCGTCGGCAAGGGCATGGACGGGCACGGCTACATCCTCGCCGATGCCACCGCGTGCCTCTCGCCCGACGGCTGGGGTCGCCGCGTCTGCGAGCTCGCATCCCGTCTCGGGGCCGATCGTGTGGTCGCAGAACGGAACTACGGGGGCGACATGGTCGAGAGCACACTTCGCACCGTTGACCGCTCGCTGCCGCTGCGCATGGTCACCGCCACCCGTGGCAAGCATGTGCGCTTCGAACCGGTCGGTGCGCTCTTCGAGCAGGGACGCCTGCACATTGTAGGTGCAATGCCAGAGCTCGAGGACGAGGTAACCGGATTCAGTGCCGATGGTTACCAGGGCGTAAGCTCGCCGAACCGCGCCGATGCGCTCGTCTGGGCCGCGACCGATCTGCTGCTGATCCGCGGCAGCGCGCACCCGAATGATCTCTACGGCGCGCACGGCTCGCTAGTTACATGAGCCTCTGGACGTGGCTCGCGGCGCGCATGCCCGGTGGGGGAAAGGGTGGGCCTAGCCCAGGCGGGGGCCCGATCGATATCGTGCCCTCCGGTGTCCACTACTTCGGTCCCGGTGTCTTCCCGCAAGTCTCCCACTCGACGCTACTGCGCGAGTCCATCGGCATCCCCGATGCCGCAGCTAGAGCGATCGCGAACCGCATCTCGACACTCGACCCGGAGATCAAGCTCATCTCGAGCCGGACGAGCGGCACCGAGGAAGACGAGATCCTCGACGATCACCCGCTCAAGGCTCTACTCGATAACCCGCATCCCAACTTCTCGCGCCGCTCGTTGTTGCGCTTGACGGCTCAATACATCGTGACCGTGGGCGAGGCGTACTGGATCAAGGTCGGCAATCGCCTCGGCATGCCGGTCGAGCTTCACCCAGTGCCTCCGACGATGGTCGAGCCGATCGTGGCCGGTAACGTGATCGTCGGCTACCTCGTCACCGACGCCAACGGGCGGCAGGAGCGGAAGCCGCCGCGCGATTTCGTGCGCTTCTGGTTCCCAGATCCCGAGAACCCCTGGCGCAGCGAGGGCTACCTCGGACCCTCAGGCATCCAGGCCGATGCACACAAGTTCGCGTCGCAGCATCTGCGCGCACACTACGCATTCGATGCGACGCCAAAGACCGTGCTCGAGGCAAGCGCCGAGGCGCAAGGCTTCGACACCGACGCGAAGGATCGATTCTACGCGCTATGGCGCGAGCATTTCTCCTCGCGCACGGGCTCGCGCGCGGGGCTGCCTGCCATCACCCCAGCCGGCTACAAGCTCGTCGAGCTTGCGATGCAGACCGGAGCCGAGATCAAGCCGCTGCTCGAATACTTCCGCGACGACCTGCTCATGGCCTACATGGTCCCGCGCAGCGTGCTCGGCCAGGTGGTGAGCGGCGATCGATCCAGCGCCGAGACGAACCAATGGGTCTTCGATCGCTACGCGGTGCTGCCCGTAGCCGAGCTGATCTCCGATGCGCTGACGCATCAACTCGCTACCGACTACGACTCACGCATCAAGGTCCAGTTCTGCCCGTTCGTCTCCGAGGACAAGGACCACGAGCTCAAGCGCGAGGCGCAGGATCTGGTCCAGATGGTGCGGAGCGTCAATCAGGTGCGGACCGATCGCGGGCTCGACCCGGTTGCATGGGGAGAAGATCCGATCGGGACCTCGGCCGATGTGCCGTTCGATCCGGTGGTCGCGGCCGAGCGGGCGAACCGGCCTCCGGTGGTGCCTGGTACGACACCGGCGCCTCCTGCCGATCCGGCAGAGGATGATGAGGACGAGCCCGAGGACGACGAGCGGTCGGAGCGCGTGGCACACATCAAGCTACGCCAGCGCTATCGGGCCAGGCGGCGTGCCAAGGCCGAGGCCGAGCGGCATTTCGTGGTCGAACGAGACGGCGCCGGGCGGATTGCGGCGCTCAGGGAGTCGGCATGATCCTGCATTTGTCGAAGCGCGCACGAACGGCGCTGGCGAAGACGTTCCGCGAGCTACTGGACGGAGGCGAGGGCCCCGCCACGGTAGAGGTCCGCTCGGGCAAGCTCCCGGACGGTGCCGATGCCGCCGCCGGCGGGCTGCTCCTCGGCATCCTGACCTGCTCCGAGCCCTGCGCCGACGACCCGACCGATGGCACGTTGCGCCTCTCCGAGATCGAGGAGGAGAAGCGTGCGCGGGCCAGTGGTCAAGCAAGCTGGGCACGCTTCAAGGACGGCGACGGGGATACCGTCTTCGACTGCGACGTGTCTGGTCAGCACGGCGGCGCGATGCTCGAGCTCAACACCACGGCCGTAGTGGAGCGCGGCCCGCTGCGGATTGATGAGTTCCTGATCGAGATCCTTGGCTCCGGTAGCTAGACGATGGCGAGCTTCAACAAGTTCAACTCGTTCGTTGAGGCACTCGCCGAGAAGGTGCATAACCTCGGTGCAGATACGCTTACGGTCGCGCTCTGCGCCGCCGCAAACGCTCCCGTGGCCACGAATACGGTGCTCGCGAACCTCACGCAGATCAGCTACACGAACCTGAGCGCGCGCGTGATTACGACCACGTCGAGCGCGCAGACGAGCGGGACCTACAAGCTCACGTTGACGGACCTCGTACTCACCGCATCCGGTGCCGTCGCTACCTTCCGTTACGTCGTGGTCTACAACGACACGGCGACCAACGATGAGCTGATCGGCTGGTACGACTACGGCTCCGACGTGACGCTCGCAAGCGGCGAGACGTTCACCGTCGATTTCGACGGGAGCGCGGGCCTGCTCCAGCTGGTCTAGGCAGTGGCGTTCCCGACTGCGGTTGCGACAAGTGGCGGCAACAGCACAGGCGATTCCACTCCGACCATCGCCTTGCCGGACAATGCAGCGGTCGGCGACCTGATGCTGATCGCTATCCGTACCGGGCAGACGGTCACGGTCACCTGGCCGGCCTCGCCAGCCTGGGTCGAGCTCTTCGAGGATGGCAGCGACGCATCGAACGATGTCACGGCGGTCGCATATCGCCGAGTCGATGGAACCGAAGGCTGGGGCGATACCGGGAACACGATCGATCTAACGCTCAGCTCGTCGGTCAAATCAGCCTACGTCGCCTACAAGATTAGCGGTGCGATCGACCCGGCGACGCAGGCGCCACAACATTCGACCGTCACCGTCGGCACCGGCGCGACCATCGACCCGGTGAGTCTCACCCCGACGGGTGGCGCGAAAGATTATCTCTGGCTCCTGGTCGCGACTTATGACGGCGTGGAGGTAGTCGGCACGGCCCCATCCGGCTACTCGAATGCAGTCACCGGCGCATCCTCGACGGGCGCGGCTTCCGGTAACGCCAGCGTCGCCTGCTGCCAGCGGGCCGCGAACGCAGCGAGCGAAGAGCCGGGTACATGGACGATCGGAGGTGCCGGCGCCACCGTGGGCTGGTCGGCGTGGACGTTCGCGATCCACCCATCTGCGGCTGCAGCTTACACACTCACCGCCGCCTCGGGATCGTTCGCACTCACCGGGCAGACTGCATCGCTGCTGCAAGGCTACGCGTTTCCTGCTGCCTCGGGATCCTTCACGCTTGCCGGGCAAACTACTGGGCTCCTCTTCGGTCACTTGATCAGCTCGGCATCTGGATCGTTCACGCTGGCGGGTGAAACTACTGCTCTCCTCTTCGGTCATCTGCTCAGCGGCGCCTCGAGCTCCTTTGCACTCACTGGTCAATCCACAGCCTTATTGCGCGGCAGACTGCTCGCCGCGCTACACGGCGCATTCGCTCTGACCTGCCACGATGCAACGCTCGTCTTTGATTCAGGAGCTATCACGGTAGTGGGAACTACCTGGATCTTTGCGGACGCGCTTCGTGTGATCCTGTCTGACACTAACCAGCTCGCGAGCGTGCCGCACTCGTTCATCGACCGCGTCACCGGGATTGCGGGAGGCGGCTCGGGTGGCGGTGCTGGCGGTGGTGGGCGGGGGCTGAAATGATCCGCGCGATTCCCGTCTTTGAGAAGTTTCCGCAGGAGCTATTCAACCAGAAGGTTGACTTCACCGCTTCGCTCGCGGTGGGCGAGACGATCACGGCAGCGTCGGTAACGGCGCTCAACCGTACCAGTGGAGCAGATGCGACGGCGGAGATCCTGACGGGATCACCGACGATCGTCGATAGCTCTAAGGCGATCCGCTACCGGCTGCAGGCGGGGACGCCGAAGTCGGAATATCTGATCTCCGTCGTCGCGACGCTCAGCACGAGCGACAAGCTTGAGCAGTGGGTCGAGATGATCGTGCCGGCGGATACGGAGTAGCAGCGATGCCCTACACGCAGGCGCAGATAGACGCTGCCAAGGCCCAGCTCGCGAAGCTCGTGAAATCCGTCGCCTATGGCGATCGGAACGTGTCCTTTCACGATGTCGATCAGCAGCTCAAAGCGATCGCCGCGATGGAGGCGGACGGACCTGGCGCCGCTGGAACCACCTCCATCGGTCGCTCTACCTTCGCGGCTCCGCGTCGTGATTGACTCGTCGCGCCTCGATCGTCTGCTCGCCTACCTCTCGCCCACGCTTGGAGCGAAGCGGCTGGCAGCGCGTCGCATGATCGAGACGCTCTCCTACGAGGGCGCGAGGGTCAGCCGAAGAGAGCAGGGCTGGGTTCCCGGCATCGGGACTTCGGCGAACGCCGAGATATCGACCGCTAGGCTGATGCTTCGCGATCGTGCACGCGATCTGCGGCGCAACAACGCCTACGCGGCGAAGGCGGTCGCCACGCTGGTCTCGAATCGCATCGGGACGGGCATCCTCGCTGCGGCCGAGGGAGCGAACGACCGGCTCAATCGCCGAGTCAACGCCTCGTGGGAGCGGTGGATCGACCGCTGCGACGTCCACGGGAAGACCGACCTATACGGCCTTGAGGCTCTTGCCGAGAGCGCGCGAATCGAATCCGGCGAGTGCTTCGTGCGTCTGATCCGTCTGGATGAGGCGGCAAGCGACGACGTTCCGCTGCGGCTCCAGGTACTCGAGCCGGACTACCTCGACACGACGCGAAACGAGCGGATGGATAGCGGCTCTGAGATCCGAGAGGGGATCGAGTACAGCGGCGGGATCGCCGTCGCCTACTGGCTCTTCCCGACGCACCCGGGCGACAACGCTCCGGTGCTGCCGATGTCGGTTCGCAGCGTCCGAGTACCGGCCTCGGAGATCCTGCACTACTACCGGGTGTCGCGGCCCGGGCAACTAACGGGCGTGACCGAGCTAGCGCCGGTGATCCGTCGCATGAACGATCTCGATGCCTACGCCGACGCGGAGCTGATGCGCAAGCGGATCGCCGCGTGTTCGGTCGCCGCGGTGACGACACCGGCCGGGCTCCCGGCAACGAGCCTCGCGCCGACCACGATCGGGAGCGATGGACGGCGCGAAGAGCAGATGGCGCCGGGGATGTACCACTACCTGAAGCCCGGCGAGGGGATCGAGTTCCTCGACCCGAAGCCGAGCGAGGGCTACGGAGAGTTCTTCGGGGTCGAGCTGCACGCGATCTCCGCGGGTCTCGGCATTCCCTACGAGCTCCTGACCGGCGATCTATCGGAAGTCACCTACACGAGCCATCGCGGCGGGCTCGTCCAGTTCCGCGCGGCGGTCGAGGCGGACCAGTGGCAACTTGTGATTCCGCAGCTCTGCCGACCGATCTGGGATCGCTTCGTGCGCGACTCGCTGATGAGTCCGTCGGTCGGTGCGGTGCCGGCGAAGTTCACGCCTCCGCGCTTCGGTCTCCTCGATCCGGCGAAGGAAATCCCGGCGATGGAGAAGTCGATCCAGGCCGGGCTGCGAAGCTGGACGGACACGATTCGCCGCGAAGGTGACGATCCTGCGAAGGTGCTCGATGAGATCGAAGCCGAGCGCGCGGAGTTCAGGCGCCGCGGTATCAACCTGACGAGCATCGCGCCGCCGCCCGCTCCGGCGCCGGAAGATGAAGCGGATGAAGTAGAGGAGCCGGCCGCAGCATGAGTCTCATCGTGCAGGACTTCGCGGGCTGGCATAACGGCGAGCTCGAGCAAGGCCGGTCGCGCGTCATCGAAGGCGGGAGCTGGAAGCGCCAGCGCATCGTGATGGTGATCCCGGCGGGACCGTCGATCCCGTCGAAGGTCGCGCTCTCGCTCTGGAACCTCTCGACGCCGCCGAATAATCCCGTGATGCGGATTCTCGCGATCGGGATGGAGGTAGGCGAGGCGTACTCGAACGCTGTGGATGGGATCCTCTCCGAGCCGGCGCTGTCCGACTGGGAGTACATGCTCACCGTCGAGTGGGATAACTTGCCTCGGCCTAACAGCCTGCTTCGGGTGCTCGCGCGCATGGAGGCGCACCCCGAGATCCACGCGATCTCCGGGCTCTATTTCCAGAAGGGCGAGGGCGGCTGGCCGCAGATCTGGGGCGACCCGAAGGATCCGTTGCTGAACTTCCGACCGCAGCCGCCGGTCAACGGCGAGCTCGTCGAGTGCTGCGCGATCGGAATGGGCTTCACGTTGTTCCGGCTCGCGATGTTCCGCGACCAGAGATTGCGCCGGCCGTGGTTCCAGACGCAGCGTGAGCCGATGATGAGTCAGGATCTCTTTTTCTGGGAGGACGCGCGCGAGAAGGGCTACCGCTGCGCGGTGGACTGCGCGGTGAAGGTGGGCCATCTCGATGAAGCTGGGTTCGTATGGTAGCGCCGCTGCGCCTCGACCTCGGATGCGGACCGAAGCCGAAGGAAGGTTTCATCGGCGCCGACATCCGCGACTACGGGCGCTCCGACATCCTCGTCTGCGACCTGCGCGGGCCCTGGAAGTGGGATGACGGAAGCGTCGACGAGGTCTACGCGAATCACTTCGTAGAGCATCTGGCGGCGCCGGATCGGATCCACTTCGCGAACGAGCTCTACCGCGTCCTGAAGCCCGACGGAACGGCCGAGATCATCGTGCCGCACTACGCGAGCGGACGGGCCTACGGCGACCTGACGCACCAGTGGCCGCCCGTGTCAGAGTTCTGGTTCCTGTACCTCTCGCGCGCATGGCGTGAGGCGAACGCGCCGCACACCTGCGACGACTACACCTGTGACTTCGTGGTCGAGTGGGGCACCACGCTGGATCCTCCGATCGCACTCCGCAATCAGGAGTTCCAGCAGTTTGCGACCCGCTACTACCGCGAGGCGGCACAGGATCTCGTGAGTACGTGGCGACCGCAGAAGGGTGGAGCATGAAGCCGAAGACGCAAGAGATCCGCGTGCATCCCCAGTTCCTACGCGCTTCGATGGAGCCGCAGACCTTCGACGCTGAGGCGCGCACGATCGAGATGCGCTGGTACACCGGCGCCCCCTTCATCCGAAGCTCATTCTTCGATGGCCCCTACATGCTCCAGTTCAGCATGGAACCGAAAGCGGTTCGGATGGAGAGGATCCAGAGCGGGCGCGCTCCCATGAAGGCAGGGCACGCAGCTCCCGACGATGTCAATGCGGTGCTGGGCGTGATCGAGTCGGCTTCGCTCGGAGCCGATGGTGGCCGAGCGCTGATCCGGTTCTCGCAGCGCGAGGATCTCGCCCCGATCATTCAGGACATTCGCGACGGCATACTGACCAACGTGAGCATGGAGGCGATCCCCTACCAGCTCACGGAGATCACGAAGAAGGGCGACAAGATCCCCACGCTCCTAGCCACGGACTGGGAGCCAATCGCCGTCGCGCTTGTGGGTACGGGTGCGGATCCGGGCGCCCAGTTTCTTTCGAGCGAACGAGAGTTTCCCTGCACCATCACCTTGAGCGCTGTGGCAGTCGCCAACAGGCGCACGGAGGGCAACATGAAGGTACGACTGCTCAGCACGAACGAGACGATCGAGATCAAGGACGACGAGTTCGACGAGGAGCTGCACTCGCAGGAGCTCTCGGTCGTCGCGGCACGCCCGAGCGGCACCGCGATCGCCGACGACAGGAGCGAGGACCGAGAGCTCGAGGACTTCAAGCTCTCCGAGGCCAAGCGCGCCGGGCGCATCCGCGAGCTCATGATCCACTTCGAGGAGGACGAGCTCTGGGCGCAGCGCCACATCAAGCTCGGCAGCACAGTCGCCATCGCGAGAGCGGACGGGATCCAGCGCGCCGCCAAGAAGGCTCCCGACATCGATGGTCGCCTCACGATGGGGAACGACTACGAGTCGATCGGCTGGAAGCAGGCTCGGATGACCGAGGCGCTGTCCGCGAGGGCGATGGGCCAGGCGTGCCCGGAGCCGGCGCGCCAGTGGGTGCGCTCGACGATCGCCGAGTGCGCCTTCGTGCTGCTGGAGCAGGAGGGCAAGACGCGGGGCCGCATGCTCGACCCGCTGCGCGCGCCCCTCGACGTGGTCAAGCTCGCGATGGGTACCACGGACTTTCCGGGCCTGCTCGCGAACGTGCTGAACAAGACGCTGATGCCGGCCTACACGGCGGCTCCGGCATCGTTCCGCACGATCGCGGCAGCGCGCCAATTCCGGGACTACCGTCCGCACAAGTTCGTGCGGGCCGGCGACTTCCCGCTGACCATGCAGGTGGGAGAGGGCGGCGAGGTCACCGAGGGGTCGATGGGCGAAGGGTCCGAGACGGTGACCGCGCTCAAGTACGGCCGCATCCTGAACATCCTGTGGGAGGTGCTCGTCAACGACGACGTGAACGCCTTCGCCGATTTCGGCGGGCAGGTCGCACGGCGGATCGTGGATCGAGAGAGCGCGCTCTTCTACGCGACCTGCATCGCGGCCGGCTCCGGCCTCGGGCCGAATCTCGCGGACGGTGTCGCCGTCCACAACGCGGCGCACGGGAATGTCACTGCCGCCGGCGCGCTCTCGAATACGCTGCTCGGCGAGGCCTTCGCCCTGATGGCGGCGCAGACCTCGATCGATGGTCTGAAGATCAACGTTGGACCGCGCTACGTGCTCACGTCTCCCACGTCGCACATCACGGCGCGGACGCTCCTGACCTCGATCTTCCCGGCGCAGGCGTCGAACGTGAACGTCTTCTCCGGCATGCTCGAGCCGATCTACGACGCCAACCTGTCGGGAGCGAGGTTCTACGTCATCGCCGACCCGGGCGCGATCCAGAACTATATCTACGGGAGCGTGGGCGGACTCGGACCGAGGTTCGAGGTGCGGCAAGGCTTCGAGGTGGAGGGCGTCCAGGTCAAGGCCGTGCATGACTTCGGCGTGGGCGCCATCGATTTCCGTGGATCTGTTAGTGGAGCAGGCGCGTAGTCCACTAGCTCCCAACTTCATTCCACCAGCAAGGGCTCGGCTTCGGCCGGGCCCTTCGCTTTTACACCTCCGATGAACGGCGCATTGGGCGTCGTTCGAGAACAGGAGCATCTACATGTCCAAGCTCGTTCGTCAGTCCGTTGGAAACGTCATCGAGGTCGCATTCTCGACGGCATCCTCGATCCCCGCAGGCGGGGGCGTGCTGGTCGGGAAGCTCTTCGGGATCGCCGAGCTCGACATCCCGGCGACGACGGTCGCGGCGCCGTTTCAGCTGCGCGTGCGCGGGGCCGTGCAGATCAAGAAGGCCGGCACACTCGCGGTTGCCATCGGCGACACGCTCTACTGGGACGACACGGGTAAGGTCGTGAACACGACCAACACCACGAAGGAAGTAGGCGTTGCCTACTCGTCCACGAGCAACGGTGCCGGCGAGACGACCTGCAACATGCTGCTCGTCCAGACGCTTCGCAACGCGACGGCCAGCTAGGGGGCGCGTCGTGAAGCACTGCCGCACGAAGACGGGAGCGCTCAGGCTGCGCCACGAGGGCGAGGATTTCGTCCTCGACGGCAACGGCCTCGATCTCCCGGACGAGCTTGCCGAGAGCATCCGATCTCACGTCAACGTCGTGGTTGAGGACGTGGTGGAGAAGCCGTACCAGCGGCAGGCGAGGCGGTCGAAGGACGACGACGAGCCGGTCGAGTGATCCGTGGCGTGGCTCGACCTGGCCGAGCTCGTGCAGGATGCGACCCGCTCCATCTTCGCCGAGGAGGCTACCTACACCGTCCCGCTCGGCTCGCCGGTGCTGATCTCCGGCGAGTACGACGCGGCGGCGGTGCAGGTCGAGATTGATAGCGGCGTCGCGGTGCAGACCGTCGGCCCGCGGATCGCCGTGCAGCTCGCGGAGATACCCGGTGGAGTCGTCGCAGTAGGTGCCGGGATCCAGGTGCGCGGCATCTCATACACGGTGACGGAGATCGAGCCGGACGGACACGGGATGGCGCTGCTGAAACTGCGCCGGGTCTAGGCGTTGCCCGACGCCTACCGGTTGATGCTCGACCAGGTCGTAGCGGCGGTGACGGGCCTCGTGACGACCGGGACGAGGGTCTTCGAGAGCCCGACGGCGGCGCTCGACTCGGGCCAGATTGCGGCGCTCGCGGTGCAGGCGCGCGATGACGACGTAGTGGATCGCTGGCCGTCGTCCGACACGGACGATCACCTCGAGCTCCACCGGCTCGGCGTCGAGATCACGAGCATCTGTTTGACGCTCGCCGCGCGCGACGTGTCTGCGCTTGAGGTCAAGGTCGCGATCGTGAATACGGCGCGTCCAGGCTACGCGCGGCGCTACGTGCGCGCGGATTTCCAAGAGGGCGACGGCGAGCGGTCCTACTTCGCGATCCGCCAACGCTTCGAGATCGACTACCACGTCGAGGCGACTGCGCCCGACGTGATCGTATCAATCGTATCAAGCGACTAGAAGAAGGAGGCGACCAATGGCTCGCGTGGCGATTGCGATCAACCAGCTCAAGGGTTCCAAGAATCCCGCGAACCCCGGTGCCGACGCATCGTTCACCCTCGCAGATGCAACGAACGATCACGAATGGGTATTCGCGCCTCGCGATATGCTCATGCTCTGGAATGGTGCCGGATCCCAGACGGTCACGTTGAAATCCGTGGCGGATCCGTTCGGGCGCGTCCTCGATGAGGTGATCTCGGTGGGAGCCTCTCAGATCCGTGTGATTGGGCCTCTCGATGCGACCGGCTGGGCACAGACGGACGGGAAGATCTACATCGACACCGCCGCGCCTTCGACACTGCTTCTCGCCGTGCTACGGCAGCCTTCCAACTAGCAACGCCACCACAACCTAACCCGGACTCCGTGACGCGCGCCGCCTAGGCGTGGCGGCCGAACGTGTGTCCGCGCACGAGGGAGACACGATGTCATCCGCCATTCTCGCTCGAGGTACGAAGCTCCAGCGCGAGATCTCTGCCGGCTCCGGGACCTTCATCGCCATCCCCGAGGCGAAGGACATCGCTGGCCGAACCCCACCTCGGCCGAGGTGGATGTCACGAACCAGGACTCTGCCGGGCGCGCCAAGGAGTTCCTGATCGGCGATCAGGACTTCGGCGAAGTCACCACGAACGGGAACTACATCCCTGCCGACGCGGTGCTCGCGCAGCTCATTACCGATCGCGACGCCAATCCTCCGCTCGTGCGCACCTACCGCGTGCTGCTGCCGGGAGCGGCCGCTCCGGCCACCACCTTCACGGCCTTCGTCTCCGGCTTCGACCGCACGGCCGACGTGACCGGCGCGATCCAGTACGCGGTGCGACTGCGCGTCACGGGGCTCCCCGTCGAGGACGCCACGCCGTAGGAACGACGCAACCGTTCTCGGGTGCCGCTCGCAGCGCGCTGGCGGCAACTCGTTCGCACCCCAGCGCGCTGAGGTCCGCAAAGAAATGGCGAAGCACAACGGCAGCTCCAACGTCTCTACCCGGGAGGAGTTCCTTTCGGCGTTCCGCGGCAACAAGGCGCTGAAACGCGAAGAGCTGGTCTTCCATGACCACGGCCTTCGCGTCCTCGTCTGGGAGCTCACGGGCCCGGAGCAGATCGCCTACAAGCAAGCGATGACCGACCGGAAGCAGCGCATCCCGATCGGCGGCAAGCGCAAGCAGCTGCGCGAGATGGTGATCGAGTCCACGTTCGCCGACGCGACGCTGAAGCTCGTGGCGTGGTCGCTGAAGGACGCGAATGGGCGCGTGCAGTACACGCCCGACGAGATCATCGAGGCGAACATTCCGGCGAGCGTCTTTGATCGGATCGTGAACAAGGCGCTGGAACTCTCGCCAATGGGCGATGAGGATCTGGACGAGGGAAAAGAGAGCTCCGAGCCGATCCGTACCGGCTCGGGTGCTACGAGCTCGCCTTCGCCCTCGGACTCCGAAACCCCGAAGAGCTCGTCGCCGAGCTGACCTCGTCGCAGGTATCGGAGATGCTGGCGGCCTGGGCGCTCTTTCCTCGTGGTGACGATCGGGCGGACTGGCGCGTGGCCTATCAGACGCACCAGCTCCTCGCGACGTTGCATGCGATGGCCGGGAGCAAGCAGGAGCCGCCCACCACCTCGGATCTACTGCTCGACTTCTCGGAGGAGG